GTCCCTTTTTGGCCCCATGGGAACGCGAACATGACGAAGGCGTACGGGTCGTCCGCAATCTGGGGCGACCAGATTTCCGTCATCAACGCCTGTTCGGTCTTGGCGTCGTATAGGGGCTTGGGTTGGGTCATTTGCGACGTATGTTGGGCTGGGTGCGGATATTCAGGCCGCCGACCAGCGGCGCGCAGATGAAGGCCGAGAAGTTCACGGGGCTGTTCGGGTAGCCGCGGTACGTGCGATGCGCGTGGAACGCGAACCCGCCGATGGGTGGTCGCCACACCACCGACCAGCGCCAGGTGACGGACCAGCGCCAATGCAATGCGGCGATGAGAATTGTGTCCGCCGGCTTGCCGTTTCCGTGCATCCGCTGAAACAGTGTGAGGGGTCCGAGCCGCATAGGGTCCCTTTCTGAAAAATTTTCAAAAATTACAAAATTGGTCGCTGGCCAGTCCGTGAGAGGCAGCGGCCCTCGCGGCGCCCGGCCCCCCGCCGCCCCCAGCCCCGGTCACGCTTTGGGGCCCCCCTTGGGCTTTCGGCCACGCTTCGGCTTCTCGGCAGGCGCGGCGGTCGCCTGGATCGCCCGAGCTGTGAGGCTGGAGCGCACCGGTGCAGGCGCTGGAAGCTGGGCGTTTGATTGTTCATCGGCAGGTCCGATGTCGATTACCTCTTTGTAATCAACGACTTGCGAATCCTGCTCATCGCGCTGGTCGCATACTGGTCGCAAAGCACGGGCGCGAGCGTCCTGTAACGCGCTTCCGATGTCGATTGTCTGCGTCACGTTGATGTCCATCCGATCGCCCCAGTCGCGCGGCGATACCTTGGACGCGAACCACTGGCGTGCCTGGATGCGATTGCGCGCCTTCTGCGGATCTTCTTCCGTGTCGGCGATATGAACGATCTCATTGGCCAGGATCTCGGCGCGAAAGCGTTTCGCGTCCGCGTAGGCATCGAGCAGTTCGGGGTTCTTTTTGAGCGTGTCGTAGAACGTTTGCGGCTCCATGCCGACGTCGCGCAGGAAGTCGACCACGCTTTCCCCGTCGAAAACGGCCTTTATGCACGCCTTGCACGTATCGAGCGTGGCGTTAGACGAATTCGTAATAAGGGCGGGCTGGTTCATGCAGGCGATCATACCGCACTGATGCGATTACCTCAACGGATAGAGGCAGACTATCGAAGGTCGTGGATCAATAGATTTATTCATGTTGCGGAAATCGAAACATATAGGTAAGATTCACACATCGACGCAACATCACATGGAGACGAAACATGCGACACGCACCAAGCACCATGCCTGACGACATCGAAGCCGCACTGGATTGCGCGCTGGACCGTATCAAATTCGACGGATGGGAACACGAACACGCACTTAAATACGCCGCACGTGCTTACAACGTGCACCACGCAATGCTCACCGCGGCTTACAACGCTCGCTAACCTGGATAACCACTCACACGAAAGGAACGGCCATGCCCACGTACAAAATCCGTCTCGCCGACAACACCATTGAGCCCGTCGAAGGTCGCAAATTCGCTTTCTACGTCCAGAACGTGCGCGAATGGTTTTTCGTGCATCGTTCGGTGACGGGCTGGACCGTCTCGCATCTGGATTCCGGCATGCGAGTTTGCGCGGTCGAGCATCTGACCCTGAATGCTTGCCTCAACGATGAGGTATCGGCCGCGAAACTGTCGCTGACGAAACTTTGCGAGCGCGCCGGACATGCTCGGGTGCGCAGTGTACTGGCCGGCGCGCCAGCGCTCAAAGCAGCCTAACACCAGCTGATGAGCCCCGATGGTGACGGGGCGAAACGGCGCCGCCTGGCGTCGTCCTGGATAACCACTCGCGCGAAAGGAAAGACCATGGCCCGTTACTACGCCGTAGAAGCAAAAGACCACGCAGGGAAGACGCGCTTTTGGGGCGACTCCTACCCCACAGTGAAAGCGGCGTGCGACGCTGCCAAAGTCGTGAAGCGCGACAACCCGTTTAACCGTGTGGCCGTTTTGAAAGAGCAGGCGCGGCCGAGCGGGCACGAGTTTGGCGCGCGCTGGACGGAGTTCCGCGAAATCCTGCGCTAACCATCACAGCGCCCACCAGGCCCGCTACAATGCGGGCTTTTCTCTTTCCCAGCTCAGGACGCAACACGATGGACACCGGACACCTAACCGCCCTACACATTCGCCTGTCGCATGAGCGCGGCTACCTGGCGAAAGCCAAATCAGACACCGAGCGCGAGCTGCGCACGGTCTGGATCGCACAAATCGAAAAAGAGATTGCGGCCGAACGCGCATTTCTGGGCATGCCGCCGGGCGACGATGCGCCGGAACTTGACGACGATGCGCTGATGCGCGAGCTTGGATTTTAAGGGCCCTACGGGGCCTTTTCTTTTTCGACGTGCCCACACACCAAGGGCGCGATGAACGCAGCGCCACGGGCCGCCTGATCGCCCGCGCGCCCCATGCCCGAGAGGCCCTGACGCCTCAGGCCCGACAGCCTGAGCGCTGCCATGGCACTGAACCTAAACAGGGCATTGGACAAACCTAAACAGGGCATCGGCCTTTGTGGCCACGCCCCGCCCCATTCGGCCAGCGTCTAACCGGCTCCAAGACCGTCAAAACCTGCTGGAGTTCAGAAGCCCTTTGTTTTCAGCCCTTACTACGTGGTTACATATACTCTTATTATCTCTAATTAAATAGGTAATAGGATGTTGTAGTAGGTAGTAGGCCGAATGCGGTAGCCCAAAACGACAAAAGCCCCGTGCATTTCTGCCGGGGCGCTCCTGAATCAAAACCAACCGGATTATATGTAACCTGCTATAATCCCGCATGGTTGCTGGGTTTCAGCGATCTACTCACATTTCACGCCTCTTAGAGAAAGGCCCTTATGAGCAAATCACCTAACCGCTTCACACGCTTAAAGCCGGGGCTACTGGCTGACTTCATCCCCGACTTTCTTGCTGCCAACGGGCCTACGAAACTCGCGTACTTGAAACAGGTAGTACGGGAACGCGTTGGCAGGGAAGTCTCAAATATCACGCTTCAGACCGTCCTGCAAACACTTCGCAGCAAGGGCAGTGTAACACAGATCCGTCACGGCGTGTACGCCACCAGCGACATGGCGAACTGCTCGCTGCTCGAACGCTTGACCGCGGGCGACAGGGCGCACGAAGCCGTGGCGGCCTTCTTCTTCGTGAAGGATGATCCGTTCACCAGGCGCGAGCAGCTGGACGCGCACCTGCGCAGTGAAATGCCTGGATTGCCCCAGGACGAGCCGGACCTGATCGTGCGCCAGCTCATCAAGCTGGGCGTGCTGTTCCAGCGGCCGTACAGCCACTGGGCGAAGAACGTGCACCTAGATGGCAAGGGCGTTGGCCTGACGGCCGAAGTGTGGGCCGACCTGGTAGGCAGGCGCGCCGATGAAGAACGTGCGCTGGCCGACCTGATGTCCTGATAGCCTATAACTATCGGCCAGCAGCGGCCCATAGCATTAGACAAAAGAAAAGGGCCCCGAAGGGCCCGCTTTGCTAGTCCGCCCATTCGGGCTGATTCAAAAATACAGGACGCGGATTACTGCTTGATCCACGTCACAACCGACGCGCTGGCGATGCGCGCCGTTTCTGCTTCACCGCCGGCCGGGTCGAACAGCCTGTATAGGCCGGGCTCGTATCCGTGCTTCACGACGCGCAGCGCCGTCAGCCCCGTCTTGGCGTATTCAATGACCGACAGCCTGCCCATGGCTTCTGGCATCACGTAGTCGATGGGGCAATAGTAGACCAGCCAGCCATCGCGATACCCGTCCGTCATGTGGCGCACAGCCACAGTGCCGTCGACCGCGCCTGGCGGCTTCGGCGCCGCCGTCGGGCCGGGCTGCGTCTGCGGGTGGATCCTGTTGTTGTCGTCCACCCATCCCACGATCTGCACCATGTCTACGCCCGTTTCGCGCGGCAGGTCCAGGCCGATCTGCGCCAGCACGTCCGGCAGCGGCAGGCCCAGGATGCGCGCCATGTCTGTCGCTTCTTCCGCTGAAATAACCCGCAGCCCTCTAAGCATCAGGGACACCGCAGATGGATCGAGATTCATCATCTTGGCGAGCTTCCTCTGCGACAGGCGGCGATCGGCCAGCTGGTCTTGGAACCAGCGGGTATTCACGGCGGCGGCTGCGATATGGGGCATTTCGAATCCTTAGACGTTGGCATATTGATGACATTCTACCTACCTGTTTCGCTTATCGCAACATGTTTTCGCTTTTCACAACATGTGCGAGACGGAAACATCTCATCGTTCCTCGTCTGTACCAAGGCTTTTGCTCGTTTTTCCACAGTATGCACAAGAAAACGGCTCATGACGCGAGCTTTGCCGAAAAACGTTGCGGTGATGCGGAATTCGCAATACCATGTGGTTAACGCGATTCTTAACAGGAGGCCCCCACAAATGGGCACCAAGATTTTCACCGACAACGGCACCCAGGCCGACCGCATCATCAAGCGCTTCGGCGGTGCGCGCCCGCTCGCGCAAGCCATCCGCGAAGCCACTGGCAAGAAGTGCGACCCGTCGCGCGTGTTCAGGTGGCGCATGCCCCGCGAGAACGGCGGCACGGGCGGCTTGATCCCTGGAGCGGCCGTGCCCGGCGTGAAGGCCGCGGCCCGCCTGATGGGCGTGTTGCTGCATGACGACGACTGGGCGCCGCGCACCATCAGCGAAACCGATCTGCCTGAAGTCGCGGAGGCCGCGTGATCCCGACCGCATACAAACTGGCCGTGCGGCACCAGAACGGCACGAAGTCCTTCCACATCGCGACGGAGGTGGCGTGCTGGGAACACGCAGCCGCCTTGGCCCGGCGTGCGTACCCGGGCGCGGTGGCCGTGCTGACGCTGGTGCAGTCTGCGGGGAAGTCCGCATGAGCCGCGCCCTCTACCGCATGCTGTCCGAAGCGCGTCAGGAACGCGACAGGGCTTTCGAGCTGCTGCGCGACGTGCTGGCCGCCGAAGATCGCATCAGCGCCGCGATCGGAACGCCCGCAGAACCGGAATACGTGGCCAAGATCCGCGCGCTGGTGGCGCCGAAGGTGCCGGCATGAACGGCTGCCACAACCGCCCGCGGCCGATCGCCGAAGCGCCTGTCATAGTGCAGGACGGATGGTATAGCTCGGTGCTCCACGAAAACGACGCGATCCCTCGCCTGACCGCCGTGCCGTTCCGCATGTCGACCGAATGCCGGTACGACGCGAGCGCAACGGATAAAGGCTGCGCCGGCTGCGAGCACGCCCCGCATCTGCGCGAGGTGGACGCGTGAGCCCCTACATCATCGGCATCGACCCAGGCGCCTCTGGCGCGCTCGCGCTGCTCGACAGCGAAACGAGCCGCATCGTGGAAGTGCGCGACATGCCCACGCACGAAGTCACCGTGGGCAAGACGAAGCGCAAACGCATCGACGTGCACGGCCTGGTCGCGCTGATCCGCAGCTGGGCGCTGTGCTACGGCCCGCGCGCCTTCATCGAAGAAGTGCAGGCCGCGCCAAACGATGGCGTGGTGGGCGCATTCGCGTTCGGCATGGCGTTCGCCGCCCCGCAAGCCGCGATGGCCGCAGCCGACGTGCCTTTCGAACTGGTGCGGCCGCAGGTCTGGAAGGCGCATCACAAATTGATCGGCAAGGACAAGGACGACAGCCGCCGGCTCGCAAGCCAGTTGCTGCCGGCCGCCGCGTCCAACTGGGCGCGCAAGATGGACGACGGCCGCGCGGAAGCGGCCCTGCTCGCCCTGTACGGGGCTTCGACACTTCGGAGGTGATATGCCGGATTCGCTGTGGGACTTCTTTGCGTGCTGGGGCATCGCCAGCGCTGTTTCGTGCGCGATTTTGCTGCTGGTCGGCGCGCGCCTTTATTTCAAAAACCAACTTTCGGAAGACACCTACCTATGAACACTGAAGACTTCATCATGTACGCCGTTCTGGGCATCTGCATGGCCCTCGGCACGACCTACCTGCTGTGGGACGCATGGCGTGATCGCGAAGCTGACCGCCGGGGCGCAGAATGAGCACGCTGAAGGAAACCACCGGAAGCCAGGCGCACCCCGACAGCGCCCTGCCCTCGCGCCCGACCGAAAGCGCGCTCGACAAGCAGGTGGGCGGCAACCACTATTCGAAACTGGCCATCCAGCCGGCCGAATACTGCTACGCGAACCGCATTCCGTTCATGGAAGGCTGCGCGATCAAGTACCTGACGCGCTGGCGCGACAAGGGCGGCATCGCGGACCTGGAGAAAGCGCGCCACTTCATCGACATGCTGATCGAGTTCGAGGAGCGCAAACCCAAGGCGCGCAACCCGGCGGCCGTTTCTGCTGTCCACAGTGATGCGAAAACCACAACGTGTTGCGACGAATCAGTGCATACAGGCTGCCCGGGCACGACAGATCACGTGCACCGCTGGACGTGGAATTCCGCCACCGGCGACACCTTCTGCGGCGTCTGCCTGTCGCCCAAGGTTCTGCCGATGGCACCGGGCTGCCCGGTATCCCCGAACGGCGAGCACCATCGCGTGCTGAAGTCGATCGGCAACGGTTTTTGTCTGCACTGCAACTGCCAACTGTGAGCGAAGATGCCCTGCACCCTTACCAGCTCGACGGCGCCCAGTACTTGGCCGGCAAGCGCTTCGCGCTTCTCGCCGATGAGATGGGTTTGGGCAAGACGGCGCAGGCCATCAGGGCATGCGACATGCTCGGCGCCCGTCGAGTCCTGGTGCTGTGCCCGGCCATTGCTCGCGTCAATTGGCTGCGCGAGTTTGATAGATTTTCGCTATTCGCCCCGCCCGGCCGTGCGCTGTTCACGAAACGTGAACTGCCGGGAAACGAGCACGTCACGGTGTGCAGCTACGACCTGGCGAACGAACATCGCAAGGCGCTGGCGGCGATTGCGTGGGACGTCATCGTGTGTGACGAAGCCCACTACCTCAAAAGCGGCAGCGCCGCGCGCACAAAAACCGTGCTCGGGCGCTACGGCCTGGTGCATCGCGCGAAACGCCTGTGGCTGCTCACGGGCACGCCCATGCCCAACCACCCTGGCGACCTGTGGGTATGGCTGCGCACCGCGGGGCTCACCGAGATGAACGAACGCGAGTTCATCGAACGCTACTGTGACGGCCGCGTGACGCCGTTCGGCTTCAAGGTGACTGGTGCCAAGCAATCGAAGATCCCCGAGCTGCGCGGGCTTCTTTCCAAATTCATGATCCGAAGGACCAAACAACAAGTGAGCATTCAACTACCACCCATCTCGTACCACGGCGCCGTCGTGGAAGCGGGCCCGGTCGACCTGGAAGTCAAAATGTACGACCTGTGGCGGCGCGCCGGCGGCGACGAAAAGCTGGCCGCCGTGATCGATCGTCAGGAAGTCGCCTTCCAGGGCATGATCGACACGCTGAAGAACAGCCGCACGCCGATGCGCGACATGCTGCCGTTGATGGAAGCGGCGGAGAAATCCATGCCCGAGCTGCGCCAGTTCACCGGCCTGGCCAAGTGCCCGGCCATCATCGAACAGGTGGGCGGTGAACTCGAACGTGGCGAAGTCGACAAGATAGTGTTGTTCGCCGTCCACAAATCGGTGATCGAAACGCTGCGCGATGGCCTGAAGAAGTTCAAGCCTGTGACCCTTTATGGGGGCACGCCGCCGGCGAAGCGCCAGGACCACATGGACCGCTTCCAGAAGGATCCGAAGTGCCGCGTGTTCATCGCCAACATCCAGGCGGCCGGCACGGCCGTGACGCTAACCGCTGCGCATGAAATCGCTCTCGCAGAGTACGACTGGACGAACGCGAACAACGCGCAGGCCATCATGCGCGTGCACCGTATCGGGCAAGAACGACCAGTTCGAGCCAGGTTTTTCAGCCTGGCGAACTCGACGGACGAGCGCGTCGCGGAAGTATTGCGGCGCAAGATCAAAGACGAGCTATCGATCTTTGGTTCTCAATAGAAATAAATGTGTGCCCCAAATTGGTGAGATTGCGATGCGGAAATCGAAATTCATAGGATAATGAACACCGCTGTACGAGCAGTCCTACATAACTCTACGACTATACTTACAACCCCGAAAGGACAGCAAAACATGATCGAAGTGAAACTGACGTTCAAGGACTTTGCCGAAGCGCAAGCTTTTTTCAACCGCGACGCGATGACAGTGGCCACCGGCGACGCAGCGCGCGAGTTGCTGGCCGGCGCGGCCGCACTGAACGACATCCCGGCCGAAGTGCAGGAAGCCGCAGCGCCGGCCAAGCGCGCCCGCAAGAGCAAGAACGCCGAAGCCGAGCAGGCCCAGGCAGCACCGGCCGCCGTGGCGCCGGAACAAGAAGCCACGGCAGAACCCAAGGAAGAAGTGATCCAGCTGCACACGCTGGAAACGGTCGACGCCGAAATCGTGCAGGACAAGTCCTACACCGTGGACGACGTGCGCAAGGCGCTCCAGGCGTACTCGGGCCGCGAAGGTTTCCCGGCTGCCACGGAACTGGTGAAGTCGTTCGGCGCTACGCGCATCACCGAACTGAAAGCCGAAGACTACGCGGCGTTCATCGCGAAAACCGAAGAAAAGGTGGCCGCCTAAGATGCTACCCGCACACTCGAAAATCGGCGCCAGCTCCAGCAAGCGTTGGCTCGCCTGCCCCGGCAGCATCCCGCTGTCCGTCGGCATCCCGAACCGCGGCAGCCAGTACGCCATGGAAGGCACTGCGGCCCACGAACTGGCTGAAATGTGCCTGGTCGAAGAACTGGACGCCCAGTACTACGTCGCCACGAACCACGTCATCACGGTGCACGACAACGGCGCGGAATACCTGTTCCCCGTGACGCAGGAAATGGCGGACGCCGTGCAGGTGTATCTGGACTTCGTGCGCAAGGACGAACCGTTCGATACGCTCGTGGAAGTGAAGTTTCACCTGAAGGATCTGCACGAAGGGCTGTTCGGCACTGCGGACTGCGTGCAGTGGTTCGCCGACGAAGCGAAACTGCGCGTGATCGACTACAAGCACGGTCAGGGCACGCCGGTCGAAGCCGAGGGGAATCCGCAGGGCATGTATTACGCCCTTGGCGCGCTTACCACGTTGCGATTTCCTGCACGCGTTGTCGAAATCGTAATAATACAACCCCGCTGCCCGCACGGCGCCGGCCCGATCCGCAGCTGGACGATCGGCGTGGACCAGCTGCTGGACTGGCAGGCGGATCTGCTGGACGGCGTGAAGCGGGTGGAACAGGCGTCGATGCTGCGCGACGCAGGCGAGAAGGAAGCGGCGTTTAAGGGCGGCTACGCCGAGGCGTGGGCCGACCAGTACCTGGCGTCCGGCGACCACTGCAAATTCTGCCCGGCCGCCGCAGTGCCTGGCCGCTGCTCCGCGATCGCCGAGAAGCAGCAGGCGCTGGCCCGCGTCGAGTTCGCGCCCATGGTCGACTACGACCCGGCGAAACTTGCGCAAGCCCTGCTCGACATCCCGGCGGTGGAAGCGCGCATCAAGGCGATCCGCGAATTTGCGTACGCCGAGGCAGAAGCAGGGCGAAGCCCGCCAGGCTGGAAGCTGGTGGAGAAGCGCGCGACGCGCAAGTGGGCCGCTGACGAAACGTTCGTCGCCAACTTCGTGCTGGACAACACGACGGTCGACCGCGCGGCGATCTACTCGCCGAAGAAGCTGCTGTCGCCAGCACAAATCGAGAAGCTGCTGCCGAAAGACCAGCGCGGCATTCTCACCGAACTGACCGTGAAGGAATCTTCCGGCCACACGCTTGCCCCCGCCGAGGACAAGCGCGCAGCAGTGAAACAATCGGCACAACTCGACTTCATCGACAACTAATCTGAAAGAGCACACAACCATGACCGCATTGAACGCCTGCTTCGTCTCCGCAAAAACCGGTTCCCTCATCACCTGCGAAGGCCGCCTGTCGTACGCCCAGTTCCTGTTCGAACCGAACCCGGAGTCGAAGACCAAGAAGGGCGACATGAAGTACACGCTGTCGTTCCTGATGCCCCCCGGCTCGGACCTGACCGCCGCCAAGAAGATGGCCAACGACGCCATCGTGGAGCAGTGGCCGGTCGAAGCGAAGCGCCCGCGCGGCCTGAAGTCGCCGTTCCTCGACGCCGAAGAAAAGATGGGCGACGAGTGGAAGGGCTGGACGCTGATCCGCACCAGCACCACGCGCAAGCCCGGCGTGATTCTGCCGACCGGCTCGGACGCGAAACCGGAAGACGTCTATTCCGGCCGCTGGGCGCGCCTGTCGCTGAACGCCGGCACGTTCGACGTCGATGGCAACCGCGGCGTGTCGTTCTTCCTGAACAACGTGCAGCTGCTGAGGCATGACGACCCGATCGGCGGCGCGGCGCCGAAAGCGACCAGCGATTTCGAGCCCGTCGCTGTGGAAGAAGGCGCAGACGCTGAAGACCTGTTCGCGTAACAGCCACACAACACGGGCGGCCTACGGGCCGCCTCTTTCTGAAGACCGAAAAAGTGAACAAGCCGACCAACACCCCCTGGAAGCAATACGTGCGCGAGTCCCGCCGCCACGTCATGGGCACGCTGCGCGCGGTGCGCGCTGGCGAAGTGTCCGAAGACGACCTGGACCAGCTGCACAACTTCATCCTGTACGCGCTCGCCCTGATGAACGTCAGCGGCATGGCGGCGTGGAACCGCGCGATGGTCCGCGCCGAAGTGCTCGAAGCCCTGGCGGCGAAAGGAATTGAAGAATGACGGCCCTGCACATCGACTTTGAAACGCGCAGCCGCGTCGACCTGAAGAAAGCGGGCCTGGACGTGTACAGCCGCGACGCCAGCACCGACGTGCTGTGCATGGCGTGGGCGATCGGCGACGGCCCCGTGCTTGTGTGGACGCCGGAAATGCCCGCGTTCACCCCCGACGAGGCGCGCTTTATGCAGCACGTGGCTGCTGGCGGCATCGTCGTCGCGCACAACGCCGCTTTCGAACTGGCCATCTGGAACAACGTGATGGCCCCGCAGTACGGCTGGCCGGCCCTGCGCCCCGAGCAGGTGCGCGATACGATGGCCATGGCGTACGCGATGTCGCTACCGGGCGGCCTGGACAACGCCGCCGCGGCGCTGGGCCTGGACTACCGCAAGGACGCCGCCGGATACCGATTGATGCTTTCCATGTGCAAGCCGAAGGCCGACGGCAGCTGGCGCGAGGACGACGAAAGCAAGCAGCGCCTGTATGCGTATTGCAAAACGGACGTTGAAGTCGAACGCGCACTGGAAAAGCGCATGATGCAGCTGTCGGCCAGCGAACAGCGTATCTGGGCGCTGGACCACACCATCAACAACCGCGGCATCGCCATCGACATCGCCGCCGTGCGCGCCGCGATCGCCGTGGTGGAAGCCGAGCAGAAGCGGCTGAACCGCGAAATGAAGCGCGTGACCGGCGGCGCCGTCGATGCGTGCACGCAGAATAAGGCGCTGCTGAAATGGATCGTCGCCCAAGGCGTGGACATCAGCAGCGTAGCGAAGGCCGAAGTGCTCGACGCGCTGGCCGTCGAAGACCTGCCGGCGCATGTGCGCGAGGCGTTGCGGCTGCGCCAGGAAGCCGCGAAGTCGTCCACCGCCAAACTGAAAGCCATGCTCGAATGCGTCTCGGCCGACAGGCGCGTGCGCAACGCGGCCCAGTACCACGGCGCGGGAACCGGCCGCTGGGCCGGGCGAAAAGTGCAATTTCAAAACGTGCCGCGCCCGTGGCTGAAGCAGCGCGAAATCGAAGACATCTTGGCAGCGTTGCACTGCTGGACGGCGGAAGAAGCGCGCGACCACATCGACATGCTGTATGGCTCGCCGCTTGACGTCATCAGCTCGTGCCTGCGCGGCTTCATCACCGCCGCCGACGACCACGACATGCTGGCCGCCGATTTCGCCAACATCGAAGGCCGCGTGCTCGCATGGCTCGCCGGCGAAGAATGGAAGCTGGACGCGTTTCGCGCGTTCGATGAGGGCGCAGGGCCTGACCTGTACAAGCTGGCCTACGGCCGATCGTTCGGCGTCGACCCGTCCGAAATCAGCAAGGACGACCCGCGCCGCCAGATCGGCAAGACGATGGAACTGGCGTTCGGATTTCAAGGCGGCGTCGGCGCCTGGCGCACGATGGAAAAGACTTATCGGCCGCCGCCGATGCGTGACGAGGAAGTCGACGCGACCAAGAATAAGTGGCGCGAGGCCCACCCCAAAACGAAGCAATACTGGTACGATCTCGAACGCGCTGCGGTGAATGCAGTGCTGCACCAAGGGCGCAAATTTGAAGCTGGCGCGAAGGGCCGCGAAGTCACGTTCCTGACCAAAGGCAGCTTCCTGTGGTGCCGACTGCCGAGCAGTCGCGTGCTTTGCTATCCGTACCCGAAGATCGTCAAAAACCGCTTCGACCGCGACGCCGTGCAGTACATGGGCGTGGACGCTGAAACGAAGAAGTGGGGCCCGGTCGACACGTACGGCGGCAAATTGTCGGAAAACGTAACGCAGGCAGTCGCGCGTGACCTGCTGGCCGAGGCGATGCTGCGCCTGGAGGCGAAGGGCCTGCCAGTTGTGATGCACGTGCACGACGAAATCGTGTGCGAACTGCACCAGGATTCGCTGCCGGCCACGGGCCTGAAGCTGATGGAAAGCCTGATGTGCGAGCTGCCCGCATGGGCCAAGGATTTGCCGGTGGCTGCCGAAGGATGGCGCGGCCGGCGTTATCGTAAATAGAGTGGTGCGAAAACAACAACGGGATACGAAATGGACATCATTGACATCGCCAACGACGCCGCCGAGACGGTGCTGGAAGCACAGCGCCTGGTGCGCAAGCCGACCCTGAAAGCGCGCGGCACCTGCCACTACTGCGAGGACACCGTGGGCCTGGGCAAGCTGTTCTGCCCGGGCGAAGACTGCCGCAACGACTACGAACGCGAACAGCGCATCCGCGCGCAGCAAGGGCGCGCCGAATGAGCGACCGTTCCGAATACAACCGCCGCTACTACGAGGCCAACAAGGAGCGCAGGAAGCAGGTGTCAAGGGCGTGGGCGATCGCCAACCCGGAGGCTCGCAGGGCGCAGCAAATGCGCAGCTATGAGCGGAATGCCGGCATGGTTCTTGTCGCGCGAGCACGTCGCCGCGCCGAGGAAAAAGGCGTCGCGTTCACCATCACCAAGCACGACATCGAATTGGTGACGCACTGCCCAGTGTTTGGCATCGAGCTGGATTACAGCGCCGGCACAAAGGGCGGCGTACGGAAAGATAACAGCCCGAGCCTGGACCGCATCGTGCCTGAGAAGGGCTACGTGCCCGGGAACGTGCGCGTAATTTCGACTCGCGCGAACGAAGTGAAATGCCGGGCCACAGTCGAAGATCTGGAAATGCTGTTGGCGTACATGAAGGGGGCGGCATGACCATGCTCGAACACGCATTGGCCCTTGCGGCGAAGGGCTTTTGGGTTTTTCGGCTGAAGGCCGGCGCGAAAACGCCAGCATTCAAGGGGTGGCAAGACGAGGCAACGCGCGACCCCGAGCGCATCCGCGAACTGTGGTCTTCGCACGCCTATAATGTTGGGGTTTTCTCATCACGTTTCGGAAACACCGGCGCGCTGCTGGTGGTCGACGTGGACATGAAGAACGGGAAGGACGGCGACAGTGAACTGCTGCGACTTGAGATTGAAGGTAAGTTTCTCGCCGACACCTACACACAGTTCACTCCTACGGGTGGGCGCCACTTGGTGTTCAGTGTCGATGAGCCCGTTAAACAGGGCGCTGAGTTGCTCGGCGCCGGGCTGGACGTCCGAAGCCGCGGCGGCTATTTCGTCGGCGCTGGAAGCGTGCTCGATATCGGGCCATACACCGCCAACGGAAATACAGTTGTCGCTGCGCCACAGTGGGCCGTGGACGTTTGTGGCCGACCTGCTGCACGACGGGAAACGGATGCTGGTAGTGAAGCGCTCGCGGCCGACGTCGACCCGACCCGCGCGCACCGTCGCGCGATCGACTACCTGACAAACGACGCGCCGCTGTCCTTCGAAGGCCAGGGCGGCGATCAAACCGCGTACATGGTGGCGTGCCGCGTGAAGGACTTCGGCGCCAGCCGGGCCGACTGCTTCGCGCTGATGCTGGAGCACTGGAACGATCGCTGCTCGCCGCCATGGTCCGACGAAGACCTGTCCGAGAAGGTCGACAACGCATACAGCTACGGCACCGAGCCCGTCGGCATCAGCGCGCCCGAAGCGGAATTTCCGCCGGTGGCGAGCAGCGATGCGGCCGCCGAAGAAAAAGGCCACCCGTTCGCCGAGCTGAACAAGTCGTACGCCTTCGTCATCGCCGGCGGCAGCGGCAACATCTTGTGGGAAACGACCGACCCCGAAGGCCAGTTCGCTTTCCACCTGTTGCAGAAGTCCACGTTCACCGATCGGTTGGCCAACCAGCAGATCCAGGTCGGCAAGAAGACCGAGCAGCTGGCCAACGCATGGATGCAGTGGCCGGGCCGCCGGCAGTACGACGGCCTGGTGTTCGAGCCGGGCAAGCAGATGGGCCCGCGCTGGTACAACATGTGGCGCGGCTTCGTGACCACGCCGGTCGACGGCGAGCCTGACCACTACGCGCTGGACATGTGGCTGGACCACGCGCGCGACAACGTGTGCGGCGGCAACGAAGAACTGTTCACGTGGCTGATGACGTGGTTCGCGCACCTGGTGCAGCGCCCGTTTGAAAAGCCGCTGGTGGCCGTCGCGTTCAAAGGCAAAAAGGGCACCGGCAAGAACGCGCTCATCGAACGCGTGGGCAAGCTGGTGGGCAGCCACTTCCTGCTGACGTCGCGCCGCCGGTACATCACGTCGAACTTCACGGGCCACCTGCAATACTGCCTGCTGTTCGTGATGGATGAGGCGTTCTGGAGCGGCGACAAAGAGGCTGAAGGCGTCGTCAAGGATCTCATCACCGGCGACAAACACGACATCGAAATGAAGGGCCGCGAACCGTACAAGGTGCGCAACCTGACGCGCGTGGGCGTGATCGGCAACGAAGACTGGCTGGTGCCGGCGTCGGCGGACGAACGCCGCTGGGCAGTGTTCAGCGTCGGCGAAGGCCGCATGCAGGATCGCAGCTACTTCGAGAAAATGCGCATCGGCATCGACGTGCATGGCGGCAATCGCCACCTGCTGAAGTTCCTGATGGACTGGGACTTGTCGCGCGCCGACATCAACAAGGCGCCGGAAACGACGGGCCTGCTGGAACAGAAGATCGCCAGCCTGGAACCGTTCGAACAGTGGTGGCTGGACTGCCTGACGGAAGGCCACATCGCCGCGTCGGACTTCGGCCAGGAGTGGCCCGAGGCCATCGAATGCGAACGCCTGCGCGCGGCCTTCGGCCGGTATCTGAAAGACCGCAACATCCGCACGCGCGCACCGGACAGCCGGACGGTGGGTCGAACCCTCGTAAAGCTGCTTGGCGACGTGAAGAAGAACCGCGGGCCGAAGGGCGACGGGCAACCCTGGCGCTACGTGCTGCCGGATCTGGAAGAAGCCCGCGCGCGCTGGGAAAAATTCATCGGCCACCGCGTCGAGTGGGAGTGAGCCGTGAAAGTCCTAGACCTGTTCAGTGGCATCGGCGGCTTCTCGCTCGGGCTGGAGCGCGCCGGCATGGAAACGATGGCCTTCTGCGAAGTCGATGCGAAAGCGCGCCGGGTGCTGAAGAAACACTGGCCCGGCGTGTTCTGCTTCGATGACGTCAAAACACTTTCGAGAGAACTGCTTTATGTATTCGGATACGATCGCCCCGACGTCGTGTGCGGGGGTTTCCCCTGCCAGGACGTGTCCACCGCGAAGCGCGGTGCCGCCGGACTCGCAGGCGAACGAAGCGGCCTCTGGCACCAGTTCCGCCGCATCCTGCAAGAGTACGTCGAAGCCGGCGAGCGCGTGCCCTTCGTCGTCATCGAAAACGTTGGCGCCCTTCGCACTCGCGGACTGGACGAAGTGCTGCGGGGGCTTGCTGCGCTCGGGTACGATGCGGAGTGGCACTGTATTCCCGCAAGCGCCGTTGGCGCCCCTCACCGCCGGGACCGAACCTGGATTATTGCCTACGCCATGCGCGGGCGACGCGAAGACGGCCGCCCCGAACCAGCATACATCGACGCTCGGGCGCTGGGCCAGGCGCACGCATGGCAGCGGTATGTTGGCCCCATCGTTTGTCGAGTGGGCGATGGGGTTCCCGGCCGGGTGGACCGAATCAAGCAGCTCGGAAACGCCGTAGTGCCGCAGATCCCCGAGCTGATAGGCCGCGCCATCCTCGAACGGGAACTGCTTTCTTGACCAGCCACGTGCCAGGCGCGCAGCGGAAGGTCGCGCCGACGTGGTGGAAGTGCAGGTAACAGCCGCAGTGCGGGGCCGGGTCCAACCTACCGAGCAGACCGCACCGACTGGCCGCCGTAAGCGGCCATTACTGCCCAACTGGAGAACATGATGAAATGCGAATGCGGAACAGACACCAAGACGAAAGACAGCCGACGAATCGACGCGGGCGTGTGGCGCAAGCGCTTCTGCCCGAACTGCGGCGCCGAGTTCACCACGCTGGAGCAGAAGTGCGAAACCGAGCGCTACCCCTACCCGCCGAAGAAGGACAAGGCCCGCGCGCAAGGTGTGGTGAAAGCGCCGGCCGTGCGGAAAGTGGTGGGCCCGAAGCAGCGCAAGCCCGCGCCTGAACCGGCGTTGACGCCGAAGCCCCTGCCGGCTGAACGCCAGGTCGTGCGTGCCGCGCCGAAGGCGGTGGACCAGCTGGAGAAGGCCGCGCGCGACCGCATCGAAGACATGAAGTTCGAGCGCGAGCAGCGCGACCACGGCTGGGATTGAACCGTGCGCGGCACGGTCCGTGATATATTCGGGTTGCCCGTCAAGGTCTGCAAACCTTGGCAGGGACGCATTCTGAGCGGACAGACTACGCCGGCATCGAGCCCAGGCCAAATCATACCCCGAATCCGTCACTACGTGGCGCCCTGTACGTCCGAAAGCTCGGCTGGGGTGCACGCGTGGGTAGGTGCTACAGCGGGAACGTCCTACAGCACCACGGAAGCTATTCAGACCCGAGGACGGTGGGCCCACACCCATGAACTGATAAGCGCCGGCCTGTGGCCGTTCCGGCGCCCCCTTGGCTCCAGGCAGCGGCTCCGCCGTCAGGACGTGGGAACGGCGCCACTGCACCTGCGTGCGGTTAGGGAAGCCATTCCCCTTTCACCATCAGCTCACCACCGTCAGGTGGTGGCTGCACTTCTGCTTTGAAGCCGGATCCTATGATGGAAAGGCAGAAGCGCCACAAAATGTAGTGGTGAGATGTTGCGGAAGCCGCAATATGTGGTACAGTTCGCACTAGGAATTTTGTCCATTGCGACCAATGTGCGACCAGCACACTTTTTCAGGAGGGAATCATTGTGGAAGACCCAAAATACCGCGCCGAATTTTTGGACTTGGCGCTGGAGTGCGGCGCCGAACTTACCGGGAAACCGGACGGGTCCGAGCCCATTACGGTGGTGTTCACGATCGAAGCCTGGCGCAAGTTCGATTTAGCCACCGCGCCCAAGGTGTCAGCATGACCCGCCCCGACCACACCGCCGTTCCGCCGGCTGACGTGATCGCGGCCGCCGAGCCGATCTATCAGGTTCGGTTCGAGCAGTCGTGGGCGTGGCATGACGCGTCGGAAGATGCCTACCACACCTTCATGCCGCAGCGCCGCCGCGTCGTCTACGCCCTCGCCGAAGGCGCCGCACCCACCGCCGCCCAGGCTGCGGGGCGTAGCGTGGCGGATCTGCCGCCGCTGCCCGAGCCCGAGGACGTCGACCACGTGCGCTTCGCCTATACCGCCGATCAGATGCACGGCTACGGCCAGGACTGCTACGCCGCTGGACGGGCCAGCCATGCGCCTAACGCAACCCTCGCGGCCAGCCGCGACGCCGAATCTGCGACCAGCGGTGCGACCAGTGCGGCGAAGGTGGAGCCGAGCGAATGAACGCTGACGAATTTTACGAGGGGTTCAAGGACGCCCTGGCCTACCTTGGCCTGGCGTGGGGGCAGAAGGATCTGGCCACCGTTCACATCGAAGGCGACCGGCTGGTGGTGTCGCACGGGGCGTATTCCGCGACTATCCAGCTGCCAAAACCCGAGTGATTCCAGAGGGGCGTGCGACCAGCCCCTGCGACCAGCCCCAGAAATCCGCTGCGACCAGTATGCGACCAGCGCCACCCGGACTGTTTAGGTCCAGGTGGCTGCCGTTCCCGAAAGTGTAGTGATTTCAGGGGCTTCGATGGTGGGCGCACTAGGGCTCGAACCTAGGACCCGCTGATTAAGAGTCTTGCGAAAACAGCATTTTGCTGCGGATACCGCAATATATGTTGCGAAAAACGAAGCACCCAGCTACACTTAGTGCCAGTTAAGCCGCTACGACCACACAACGTTGCGATTTTGCGACCAGTTTGCGACCAGCGGCAAGCCCCCGAACCCGCATTATACAGGAGCAGCCATGCGCGACGTGACGATCAAGAATGCCAAGCCCGGCACGACCACGTGGGACGACGACGTGAAGGGCCTGCACCTGCGCGCCTTCGATGGCCGGAAGTCGTTCTACCTCTACTTCCGCACGAAGGCCGGCAAGGAACGCAAGCCGAAGCTGGGCGACTACGGCATCCTGACGCTGGCCGACGCGCGGCGCATAGCTCGCGACATGCTGCGCATCGTCGCCGAAGGCAAGGATCCGCTCATCGAACGCGAGAAGTTGAAGCAGGCGCCGACGATGCAGGAACTGTGGGAACGCTACGAGCGCGACCACCTGCCCACGAAGAAGGCGTCCAGCCAGCGCAACGATGAGGGGCTGTGGCGCCTGTACATCGCGCCGAAGTTGGCCGAGAAGAAGGTGTCGGACGTCGGGTCGAACGACATCTACAGCGTCCACAAGGCGCTGGCCGACAAGCCGGCCACGGCGAACCGCGTGGTAGCCCTGGCGTCGAAGATGCTGTCGCTGGCCGAAGTGTGGCAGTACCGGCCGGTGAACACGAACCCGTGCGGCGTGGTGGCGCGCAACCCGGAGAACAAGCGCAAGCGCTATATGAAGGGCGAGGAGCCCGCGCGCATTGCCGAGGAATTGCAGAAGCACGCCGATGACAACCCGGACAGCGTGGCGTTCATCTACCTGTTGATCCTGTCGGGCGCGCGCAAAAGCGAAATCGCGGCGGCCCGGTGGGAATGGCTGAAGGGCAATGTGCTGGAACTGCCGGATTCAAAGACCGGCGAGAAGTCGGTGTTCCTGCCGCCGCAGGCCATGGAAGTGATCGACCGCCTGCGCGGCCGCAAGCGCCCCACCATCTGCGGCATCGCTGACCCGAAGAAGTTCTGGGGCAAGGTGCGCACGGCGGCCGGCTGCCCCGACCTGCGCATGCACGACCTGCGCCACAGCTTCGCATCCGCCGCCATCAAGGCGGGCCTGACGCTGGCCCAGATCGGCGAGCTGCTGGGCCACTCCAGCACCCAGACCACGAAGCGCTACGCCCACCTGATGGAAGAAGTGGCGAATGACAGCGTGACGAAAACAGCTGACGTAATCGAGCGCATGATGCAGCGCCAGCCCGCGACGACTACGGCTTCCGTTCCGTGATGCTGATGGACGACAGCATGGTGCCCCCAAGCAGGGTGCCGGCTGCCGTGCCGTTGAAGGAAACCGTAGCCGCGACGTTGCCACCACAGCGCACTTTGAACGTGGTGGCGGACGTCGTGCCTGCGGCCATCACGTGTCGGAGGCGCACTTGGAGCATGCAGTTCGCCGCCGGCGCGTAGCTGATACCGCACGCCAAGGCGTTCGCGCCGGCGTCTTGGAACAGCGCTGCGGTGAAGTGCGAGCCGGCGTTGCTGGTGGACACGTGCAGAATGATGTCGATCACCAGCTGGTTCGTCGCCGACGTCGGCGTGATGGTGGCCGACAAATACTGGTCGCCCTGCGTATTGGTCGGCACCGACGTGCTGATAGGCGTTTGCGTCGTTCCCGACGCGTAAGCACCTGTCGCCGAGTACACCATCTGCACGTCGTCGCCGGACAGTTTCACGTTGGGCGAAGCCTGAAACGCGGCGGATACTTCCGGATGCAGGTGCGCCAGCTTGATTCCACCATCCTGTGCGACGAGTGCGCTTGGCACAGTAGTTGTCATACCCCTCCCTGTTAGATGCCGGCGCGCTTGGACGAGACGGCCGTGGCCACAACGTTGAACAGCGCGATGACGCCGCCGGCGATCGTCAGCGACGACGCTTCGTCAATCGGCAGCGGAATGCCGGCGGCCTTGGCCACCGCGCCGGCCGCGAGGATTACGCCGCCCAGGACGTTGGCGGTGATTTGGCCGGACTTCCACGCTTCGGGGTTCGCGACTTCCTTGCCCTTCTGAAGCAGCGACAAGGCGGCGAAAATGGTGCTGATGTTCATGCGAATTTCCTTTCAGGTTGTGCTTTCCGCATTGCCCTACACGTGGAAGACCTGGCCGCGGAAACAGACCAAGCCTTCGCCTTCGTCGATCACTTCCAGCAGCTCGGGCGGCATCAGCCGGCCCTTGTGGAAGGTGAGCACCGCGAAGCCGCTGCGGTGATTGGCCGGGCAATCCTCGCTGTACGTGAACTGCTCGCCGAATGGGTGCGCCAGCGTGCCGGTGTCGACGGCGTAGCGCGTGCCGCGGTAGTCGGTGTACGCCCGACTGCCGAGCGCGTGCAGGTGGCCGGTGACGATCGACACGCCGGACTTCAGCACGTTGTTCCAGGTCGCGTGCACGCCGTTGTGCCAGCGGTGTTTCACCATCGTGTGGCCGTTAATGAACAGCGACATGGAGAACCGCCAGCGCGGGAAGTGGTCGCGCAGGTCGAAACCCGGCACGCCTTCGAACTCGGGCACGTTGCCCGACAGTTTCGTGTTGAAGCGCTGGTCGTGATTGCCCCAGTTCCAATGCAGCGCGCAGGCGCCGCCGGCTGCTTCGACAATTTCGGCCTTGCGGTCGGTGACGGCTTCCAGCTCCTGCTTCACGCTGGGCTTGGCTTCCCACATGATGCGCCCGTGGCGCCCCGCCGCTGCGCCATCGAAGCTATCGCCGTTCGACACATACATCGACGGCTTCAGCCCCCGGATGGCGGCGAGCAGCGCGCGGTGCGCCGTGCTGACATGCCCCGGCCAGTAGTGCTCATCGCTGGAGATGATGACCACGCCGTTTTGAAGTTCGGCCAGGGTCCGTACCCCATCCGCCGGATATGTCAGCACGGCTTTTCCCATTATGCGTCCTGTGCGGCGTACCGCAGATCCTTCGCGCAGCGGCGGGTCCAGCCGCGGCCGAAGGTGTCGAAGCGCGTAAGCTTCGCGTAGAAGTCCAGGCGCTCGGCCACCACCAGCATGAGCACGTCGCCCAGTGGTTTCGCGGCGACAGCGGCGAGCGTCACGGGCCCGATGTGGCCGTCCTCCGCTACGCCGACCGCGCGCTGAAGCATGCGGATCGCCGTTTCGATGCCGCAGTTCACCGCGATGTCGAACGCCTGGAAGGCGACGGCCGGCGGCAGTTTGTCCATCTGCCCCCGGATCCAGAAGTCGCGCTGATAGACGGCCTTGGCCTGCTCGCGCGTTAGGCTGGCGATGTCGATGTCTGGGTAGCTGCGCTTCGCGATGCCCCAGTTCGTTTCGCCGCCGGGGTCCGCCGGGTTGTTTACGTAACCGCCTTCGTTGCCCATCAGGCGATCGAATGCCAGGTCGAAATTCATTCCGCGGCTTCCTTCTTTTTGCGGGTGAAACGATCGTAGATCTGGATGCACAGCCACAGGATCGACAGCGCCGACGCGATGTGGGGCAGCCAGCCGATGAGGGACGCGAACGCGGTTGCGGCCGCGCCGGCGTCGATCCAGTGCTTGATGTGGTCCATAATCAGGCCGGCTCGAAAATTTGGTAGGCCACCGTCGATGTGTCGGCGCCGCTGGTGGACGTGATCGTGAAGGACGTGCCCGCGACGCGGGCCGACACGTAAACCGCCCCGACGGTCCCGCCGGGCGTTTGCGTGGTGAGCATGATGCGCGACGTCGACGTGACGCTGGTGTTGCTGACGACGACCGAGCCCGCAGCCAGAGTCGCCACGCCCTGCTTGGCGTTGCTGCCCTCTTTCACGCGAAGGCCCGCGCCCGGCAGCAGCAAGCTGTAGTTGCCGTTGATGTCGAGCAACGCGGCGAGACTCCACGTGATGACGTTGCCTGCCGTGCCTGTCGCGGCCACGTTCCACTTGTGCGTGCCCGAAATCTGCTCGTAGTGCGACGCCTGCAGGCTTCGCGAGTAGCGCCAGTTGGACCCGTCGTAGTAGGCGTTGTTCGTCCAAAGGATGTTGCAGCTGCCCGAAGTCGATCCAAAAAGCGCGTTGCCGAGCGCGCCCACTTCGATCGCGCGAAACCCGTTGCCCCATGTGCTGTTGCCTACGCCGACACCGACGTTGCCCACGGTCGAAAGCGATGCAAGCCCGGACAGGCCGCCCGAATTTTTGCAGGAGTGGAACGCCACATCGGTCAGGCCGAACACGCCGTCGCCGGTGCTCCAGTTGGCGGGCACGATCCCGCGAACGTCCCAGTACGCGCAGACAGTGCCTGCCACGGCGTAGATCAGATATTGCGAGCGGAAATCGTCGGTGCCGGTGGTCGTTTCAAAACCGCCCCCTCGGATGTCCCAAGCCTCGTGCTTATTTGTGCCGCCCACCGCGTAGTCGATATAGATCGGGTTCATGCCGATATCGAACCCATTGGCCACCGCCGCCGCGCGTTGGGCGTCGAGGTTGATCGCTTCGATGTGGAGCGCCGAAACCTTCGTGCCCGCGTTGGTCCCCGAGCAAATCGAGTACAGGCCCACGCCGCCGTTGTACCGCAAGCTGACGCCGCGCACTTCGAGTCGCAGGATGGACTCGTTGAAGAACGCGCCGTTGGTGCCGGCCATTTCCATCCGCATGCCGTTGCGGCCGTTGGCCTGCGTCAGAATGTCTAGGAAGGCGTTCTCCACCCAGTCGAAGTTGTTGCAGTACACCGCGAAACCGTCGCGCTGCGCGTTCTTGACGTTCACCCGAATTCGCGGATGGTCGCCATTCAGAAGCACGACGCCATCGCGCCCCGTCGCGCTACAGTCCACGATAAAGTTGTCGAAGACCGTGGGCAGATAAGATGCGCCGCCGCTGATGGTGATGCAGTCCGTGGTTGACGACAGCCCGGAGAACTTGATGGTCACTGTTCCGAACGCGAACCAGGCGCACGACACCATCAGTGTCGCGCTGCAAAGGTAGGTGCCAGCGGGCCAGACGAGGTTTCCTGCGGAGCCCATCGCCGTGATCGCCGCTTGAATCGCGGCGGTGTCGTTCGTGACGCCGTCGCCCTTTGCGCCGAAGTCTTTCACGCTGACGACTTCCCGCGCTTTGTCCTGCACCGATCGCGCCACGGCGGATGCCCCGCCTTGCGTGTACGTGACCGCGCCTGCGTCCGTGATGCTCTGCGGAAGCCCGCGCATGTAACGAACGTACACGTTGGTGTCGCCACCGATTGACGGCGCCGGCGGTGCGCTCGTGAATGTCAGGGTGACGTTGCCGTCCCACGTGAAGTCTCGGCCGGAAACTTGCGATATCCCTGAGATGGAGACGTCCAGGTTCGCAATCGCGCCAGGGTTGGCGGACAGCGTGAACGCCGTTTTCACGCCGTCGCCGGTGAACTTGTCGGCGTTCGAAGTGCCGTACGCCACCACCGTCGCCAAGTCCGACACTGAGCGGTTCGCCAGTCCGGTTCCCGCGCTGTTCCATCCGATCAAGGTGCTGGGCGCAGGCGGGGGCAGAATCGGGCTCGCACCCGAAGTGTCGGAGTCGGACAACCTGAACGACCGGTTAGCCAGTTCGCGGATGCGCTGGGCGATGAGCGTCAGCCGGTCGTAGCCGCGCGAAATCGACTTCGCCGGTAGCGGGTCATTGTCCACGAACGCCTGCGGCTGGGTCATTTGCGGGTCGCGGTACACCACCAGCGTCGTGCCCGACGCCGGCGCGGCCGTCATCGTGACCGTGCCGCCAGCATCAAGTCCGGCGCCCGTGACCGTGTAGTCGGTGCCGAGCACGCCCTGCGTAGACGTGCCGTCCACGTTGACCAGCAGCACCACCAAGTCGGCGGAATCGAAAAAGACGTACGGGAATGCGAACGCGGTAGTGACGCCGTTGCCAGCGTACGAAACCCGGTTCTGGGTAGTGGAAACGGTCATATGGGCGCCCTATCGGAATGATGTGATTATCGCCTGTTGATGGGATATTCGCAACCGATAGCGCGAAACTATCATGCCGATAGGCAAAAACTATTGTCCAAATGCCGCACCGATATTCGGCCCGCGTTGCGGCGCGTCCTCGCTCGGCCGCCACCAATACGTCTGATTGAAATCTCTGCGCGCCCGCTGCTCGACGCGATTAGCGTATCCGGGCTGCAAAGCCTCTTGCACATAGTGCATCCACAGGTGATTCACGACGGCCTTGGCGTACCAAATGTTCAGGCCCGGCGTCAGCGACTTGGCCAGGTCTGCGGCATCCGACGCGGCGTGCGTCTTCTTGCCCTGCATTGCTAAAGCAGAATTGCCAACGGTGAGCCGCAGCAGGCTTTCGAGCGTGCCCGACGTCGGGCCCATGCTGCCGGCCAGCGCGCCGGTGCGCCCTTGCAGCGTCGTGTCCGAGAACATGAAGTCGCCGAAGAAGCCCAGGCCGCCGCCCTTCAGCACGGCCGCGAGCCCGACGCGCACCGGATTTTTGCTGAAATCCTTCGGGTCCTTGCCCTGCAAGATTTCGTTCAGCTCCATCGTGAACGCGCCGATCAGCGTGGTGAGCGTCAGGAATTTGGCCGCGTAGATCGTGCGGTTGAAGCCGCCGTCCTGTGCCATCATCCGGCCCCACTGCGTGCTGAAGGTTTCCCACGGCGTCGCCTTGAACAGCGCAAGCTGGCGCAGGATCTCGCCTTTCCACGTGCCGCGTTGCAGGCCGCCAGTCATTTCGAACTTCAGGCGGTCGGATGGCGTGGGCACCGCGACGTCGGTTTCCATCAGGCTGACACCGATCAGCTTCTGCGCCGCGTCGCGTCGCATGCGGTCGGCGATGTCGCCGGCCAGACGCCTGTAGGCGCCGGTCGTCTCGGCCATCGACTTCGCGAACTGCTCGGGCGTCATCAGGTGCTGGGTGGCCGCGAGCTGTCGCTGCTTCTGCCGCATTTCCGCCAGCAGTGCTTGCTCGGCCGGCGCGGCCAGCGCGGCGACGTCGGCGTCCGGCACCGCGTAGATCGCGTCCGGCGTCAGCACGGTGTCGGCGGCGCCGTTGCGGCTTTCCGTTTCAGCCAGCTTCCACACCGCGAAGTGCTTTTCGTCCACGCCCATGCGCGCCAGCATCGCCTGGTCTTCCGGGTGCATCGCCGCAACGCTGTCGTGGTCGCGCGACAGTCGGCCCATCAGGTCGTACATGCCCAGCCCGAACGCCCGCTTCTCGGCGGCCGAAAAGGCGTGCAGGCCCGACGCGCGCAGCACCGTGCCGGCCAGTCGCCCGGCCCACGTCTGCTGCAAATTGTCCGTGCCCCAGCGGTTGATTTCGCTGGTGAACGCTTCGTGCATCAGGCCCTGTCGCATGGCGAACTGCTTCTCGGCGCGGTTGGCCAGGTTGAACGCTGACAGCTGGTTGCGGAACAGCTTCATCACCGACATGCGCACGGTCTGCGCGGCCATCACCATCGTGGCCTGGTCGGCGATCGCGCTGATGGTTGCCGAGCCCAGGCGGCTGGCCACGTTGATGCCGGTGGCGATGTCGAAGGCGTATTTCAACCCTTCGCTGTGCACCGGGTCGGTGTGGCCGGCGAGGAAGTCGTACAGCCGCATCGTCTCGGATTTGTCGCGGGTCGCCTTCTGCGGGTCGGCGTTCGCCTTGCGGTCGGCTTGGTCGGCGACGTCGGCCAGGTGCTGCACCATGTAGTCGGGGTTCGGGCCGAACTTCTTCACCAGCGCGATGTCGTTGGCCAGTTCATGGAAGTGGCCGAACAGCAACTGCACCGGATCGCCGGTGCCGAACTTCTGCTGATATTCGATGAAGCTGTCCGCGTCCTTGAAATGCAGCTGGCGGTGTTCGCTGCCCGAGTCCGCCCTACGGGCTGTGCCGCGGCCGCCGCCCAGTTCCGGCTTGCGCTTAAATGCGCCGCCCTGTGCGATCGAGTCGTGCGCGTGGCGCAGGAATTCGACCAGCTGCGCATCGCTCATCGGCGAGCCATCCGGGTTGACGTATTTCGAGCGGTCCAGCTTGCCCATGATGAAGCCGACCCATGCGTCCTTGCCGGCCTTCCACACGGCGGCCTGGTCGTGCGTCTGCGGCATGGCGTAGCCTTCCAGCTTGCCAATGTTGCCGCCCTCGGCGTTGAACTGCTGGCGGCCCTGCTCGGCCGCTTCGTGCCACGCCTTCGCCGCCTTCTTCGCCAGCGCGTTGCCGCTGTCCTGGCCGAACAGTTCGTAGATGACGTCGCGCACGCCCTGCTTGTCGGTGAACAGACCCGCCCACTTGCCGGTGGCGTCGAGCAGGTCGCCCAGATTGCGTTGCAGGTCGGCGGCGATCGCCTTGCGCATTTCGGCCACGCTGGTCGTGCCGCCCTGCATGTCGCGCTTCGGCGCCAGCATGCGCTGCAAGGCGGTCATGTGCGTGTCGCCCTTGGCGGCGCGCGCGGCGGCGAACGATTTAAAGTCGGCCACTACCTGTGCGTTCTTGATGACTTCCGCCTTCTTGCGGATCGCCTCGGCCATCAGCTGCTGCGTGGCCATCTTCGCCGCAGCTTGCAGCTGCTGCGCCTCGGACATGGCGCGGTACGCCGCCGGGTCCTTGATCGCCAGCTGCTTGCGGTTGCCGACGATGCGGTCTTCGATGCCCTTGATTTCGGCTTGCGAAAGCGCGCGACCGGCGGCCTGCGTCACGGCCTGAATGCACTGCTGTTTCATCCTATCCCCTCAAGAAGCAGGCCACGGCGACGTCATGCAGCACGCCGTCTTTTTGCGCCTGGGCGATGTCGCGGTCCATGTCCGCCATCACGTCGCTGAATTTTCGCATAGTCGGGTTGCCCTCGGCGTCGACACCGACTGGAATTTCGAGATCAGGGTGCGCGTTCTTGATCTGCTCGGCCATCGCGCGCTCGGCCGGCTGCACGTCGCCCGCCTTCGCCATGCCCTCGGGCGTGTTGTCGTGAGGCGTCAGCGGCTTGCCTTCCGCGTCGGCGCCGGCGGTCTTCGGGCGCACCGGCTCGCCGGCTTCGTCCACGTGGGGCGTGAGTTCTTCGCCCTTGGCCGCGTGCTCGGCGGCCGTCAGCATGTCATGCGCTTCTTCGCGCTTCGGGAATTCGAGCTCGAGTTGCTTCTGGACTTCTTCGTGGAAGGCGCGCGCGGCCGGGTTCGGCTCGACGTCCATCCGCGCCGCGGCTTCGGCGACGTCCGGCATGCGGTCGTTGACCACCATGTCGGTGACGGCCCTGTCCATGGCGGCCACGCCGGCGTCGCGCGACTCGGCGGTGCGGTGCACGCCGGGCTGCGCTTCGTTCTCGACGTGCAGGCGGTCGTTCAGCGCCAGCGCCGCGTCCACATGCTCGGGCGTCGGGCGCGCAGCCGTCTCGCCGGCACCGTGCATCAGGTGGCCCAGGCCGCCGAAGGCCGCGCCCAGCACCGCGTCCACGGCGATCGCTTCGCCGTCCAGCCATTTGTATTGCGCCGCCATGTCATGGTAGCCGCCGGCGTCGAGGATCGCCGCGGTGCCCGCGCGCTGCGCCATGCCCAGCCCGACGTTGACGCCAGTGCCGATGCCCAGGTTCGTCAGAATGCCCGCGCCCGCCTTGGCCATCGGGATGCCAACGCCAAGGCCCGACGCCACGCCCGTCAACGCGGCCTTCTTCGCCGCAGTGCTTGCGTCCACGCCGTCGAGCCGCGACTGTTCATAATCGCCCACGCCCTGCGAGCCGCCGACCAGCGCCATGGCGCCCGCCGGGCCGGCGATCGCGCCGCCCACAACGGCCGTCGGCACCACCTGCGCCAGCCCGCCCACCAGGTTCGACGCCCAGCCGGTCTTCAGCGGGTTCGGCATGACGTCCTTGGCCTTCTGCGCCAGCCGCCGGCGCGCGTCAGCGCGGGCCTGCCAGTCTTTCTCCTGCCAGTCCGTCGTGTCGCCGCGCATGCCATGCGCCATCGCCTCGGCCGCCGCCTCGTCCGGGTCCTTGAAATAGGTGCCCATCTCGCCGACCTTCAGCGCCCCGGCGGCGAGGTTGCCGCCGACCGATGCCCAGAAGTTATCGAAGGCGCCGAGCGCTTCCGGCGCGCCCTTGGTGTTGTCGAGCTGGTCGGACAGTTTCGCCTGCGCATTCGGGTCAAGCCCGTACAGGTAGCTCATCGGCCAGCCCTCCCAGTTTTCACGCGCTGCCCTTTATCGGCTGTCGGCGCAACGCTCGGCGCTGCTGGCGCGGCCTGCGGCCTCTGGTTCACGTCGATCAGCACCTTGGACCCGTCGGCGCCGCGCACAGGCTCGGTGCCGTTCATCGCCCAGTACTGGCCATCGCCCGCGCCCATCAGGCGGTAGGCGGTCGGGTCGGCGGCGTAGTCCTTCATGCCGGCGGCTTGCAGCGCCGCGCGCCCGTTCGTCACCAGCGCCTGGCGAAAGTCCTGGTCCTTCATGCCGTACGGCTTGATGACGGTCTGCCCCAGCTGCTCGTACGTGCCGCCCGTCACGGCCTTGACCGCTTCTTCCATCATCTTGCCATCCGGTGCGTCCTGGCTGTCGAGCTTACCCAGGCGCGCGGCCTTGCCGGCGTAGTAGGCGCGCACCGACTGGTACGCCGCTTCGTACGCAGGTTCGTTGCCGGCGAACGCGTTGCCCACGTTCGAGAAGAACGCCTGGCGCATGTCCTGGTCCTTCGGCATCGGGAAGCCGCGCGACTTGCCGTCGTTCTGGCCCGTCTCTTTCGAGCGGTTCAGCAGCTGCTTGCCTTCGAGGATGAGCGCCGCGGCGTCGCGGCCGTTCACGGTGTCGTCAGGCCGGAACCAATGCGACTGCACGGTGGTCGGCTGTGCCTGGTTCACCAGATGCGCGGCCACCTGCGTCTCGGGGCTGTCCGGCGCGATCTGCGACACCACCGCGCGGAACGCCGCGGGGTCGTTCAGCTTCGATTGCAGCGCGGCCAGGTAGCCGATCTGCTGGCTAGAAGGCATCTGCCCGAACGCGCGCTTCATGCCCTCGGCTTCCGGCGCCGACATCAGCGTCAACTGCGGCACGCCGAAGTCGCGCTGAATCGCCTTGGCTGGCGCGACGCGCGCGGCCACACCGTCGGCCATGTGGTCCGGCGTCGTCATGTCGAGCGGCTGCACGCCCCCGATCTTCTGCTGAATCGCAAAGCCGATCGGGTCCTGCTCGCGCGCGCGGCGCACGGTGTTCACCGCGTTGGCGAACGTCTCGTAGCGCTTCTGTGCGGCGTCGTATCCCGGCGCGTCCGGCACCGGCTTCAGGCTCGCCAGCGTGGCGTCCTGCTGGGCCACGGTCTGCCCGTATGCTTGCTGGATGTTCTGCCCCAGTTCCAGCGCAGGCTTGTATTCGTCGTTGTATTTACGCGTGCCCTCGGCCATGCCGTACGATTTGATGAAGCGGTCGACTGGAATCGGCGCGCTCACCTGGCCGGTGGTCATCGCCTGGGACATCTGGTTTTTCCAGTCCTGTTCCAACTGCGCCTTGTTCACCGCCATCTGCTGGTTTTGCAGCGTTTCGGCATGGTTCACCAGGCTGATGAACTGTTGCGGCGCCAGATCCGAAAGCGTCGGGTTCAGGCGCGCGGCCGTCACCTGCACCTGCGGGTCGGTAGCCGCCGCGACGGCGGCCGTCGTCGGCGTCGGGACACCCTTGCCGGACAGGACCGACTGGGCCACCGACGTCAGCATGGCGTCGCTGTACTTCGCGCCGGCGGCGCCTTGCTCCTGCGCGATCAGCGCGCGGCCGAACTTCACCAGCTGCGCCGGGTCGCGCAAGTTCAGGTTCGCGTCGGGGCTGATGCCCATGCTGCGCGCGACGTTCGCGGCGGCCTGCGTGTTGCCAGGCGTCCAGCCGCCATTGCCGGCGATCAGCTGATTCAGCGTCGTCTTTCCGCCGTCGTACTTCTTCAGCGCGAGCTGGAAGCCGGCGGCCGCGCCCGCTTCGGCGCTGGCGTACACCGCTTGCGGGTCGCCTTGGTCCAGGTTCTGCGACGGGCCCACAGCGTTCGACTGGCCGACGTATTTGATGTTGAATGGGTTGTCGTTGCGCATGCCGGCGGGCAGCGTCGCGTCGCCCTTGAAACTGGTGGCGCCGGCGGTGGCGCTCGGCACGCCGCCAACCGGCACGCCGTTCATGCGGTTCACGGCCGACTCGACGCCGGTGCGCTTCATCCACCCTTCCGGGTCCTTCTGCACCATCGCGTAATTGGCCGCCCAGGCGTTCGCCTGGTTCATGTGCTGCACCAGTTCCGCGCGCTTGGCCATGTTCAGGTGGGCGAAGTTGCCCTGCCCCGACATGATCTGCTCGGTGCGCTCCTGCTTGATGGCGGCGTACTGGTCCGGGTCCATCATCAGCGTGCGGCCGTCCGCCTGCTGCGTGTTGTTGAAATCGACCACCGCCTGCTGGCCGGCGAGCTGCTGCTGGTAGCCGAGCGCGCGGTCTGTGAACGATGCTTGCAGTGCGGCGGCGGCCTTGGTGAAAACGTTCTTCCCGTGCGCCGTATTGAACTGCCCGGCCGCCTGCTCCACGCGCTGCTGGATCATGCCGTTGATGCGCTCGGCGTACCCCATGTCGCCAGGCTGCGCGGAGTTCTCCGCGTCAAGCATGTCCTTCGTGGCCTGCATGCGCAGGTCGGCCACTTTCGCCTGCGCCGCGGCGGCTTCCTGCTGCTCCTGCACGTGGTAGATCGACTCGCCAGCGCTTGTCATGCCGGCGCCCAATGCGGCCAGGCCCGCGCCGGTGTTGACCGTGCTCGCGTTCGCGCGCGAGTTGTCGAATCCTTGCGGCAGGAAGTCCTGCTGATACGGTTGAATTGTCGGCATGATTACCCGTTCGCGGAAATAGTGGACCCGGCGCCGCCTTGCGACATTCCGTACATTTTGCCGGCGCTTTGCAGCAGCGAACCGGCGGCGGACATGTAGCCGTTTTGTTCGGCCGCGTTGCCCTGAAACAGATCGAGCGTGGCGCCGTTGCGGAGCGAATAGGCTTTCATCCGGCCGTTGTAGACGATGTTCTGGCGGTCCATTTCAGCTGCGGCCGCCGACTGCGACAGGATTTCGATCGCGGATCCTTCGCCAACGTCGACGCCGTTTGCCGCAAGGTTCGCCTTCAAGGCGCCGTTCTGCATCGACGCGCGGCGCTCCTGCACCATCGCTTGCGACTGCGCCTGCTGTTCGGCCAGGCGCGCGTTGTTCTCGCCCACTGCGGCGTTGTACTGCGCGGCCGCATTCGCCGCCTGGCCCTGCCTGATTTGGCCCACGGCCGAAACAGCGGCGCCCACCGCCATGATCGCCATGGGAATGTACATCGCCATTATCGAACCCTCCCGTAGAGTGCGGCGTCTCGCCCATCAGGGAAAAACGCCGTCATGATTTTCGCTTCCAGGCGGAAGCCCAACGCCTGCGCCCATCGGTGCCCGGCTTCAAAATCCGCGTCCACATACACCTCGACGCGCGCGAAGCCGGAAGCGTCCAGCAGGCGCCGCACGCCCTTGGTCAAGCGCACCATGTGTGGTCCCGCGTTCGCGCTGACGTAGGACCACAGCACCGCACGCCCCGCCCACATTTCGGCCAGTCCGCCCACCAGCAGCACTTCGCCGTCGATCAGCGTGGCCCACGCGTCGGTCGCCTCAAGGGCGCGCAGCATGGCCGGCGACAAGCTGGCCGCCTCCATAAGTTGCGCCTCTTGCACGTGCATGCGCGCCAGGTGCTCGGCCTTGAACGGTTCGACGATAAGGTTCATCCGCGGTCGTAGGTACTTTGCGTTGGCATCAGCGCCGCGATCGTGCCCGGAGTCGGCTGGTCCTGGCGCAAGCACACGAAACCATCGAAGTCGTAGTCGCCGTCCCAGTCCACTTGCACGTCGCCGGTGAACAGCGGCGCCGGCTGCGTCATCGCGCTGGCCACCTTGCGGAACACCACCGGATCCAGTTTGCTGAAACTGCGTCCCACCTTCAGGCCCAGCGTGTCGATGACGCGCAGCGCCAGGTGGTTGATGCGGCGCGTCTTGCCTTGCGCCGTGCCATCGGTGGCGCCGGCGTCGTAGCGCGCGGTCTGCGCGTCCGAGTTGTAGCCCAGGCCCACGGCGACACGGCTGGCCGGCGTTTGCAGCGCCACCGCACCGCTCGTCACCACCTGCGGTGGATGCACCGCGCCGTCGGCGAGGATCTGCACCGTTTGGCCTTCCAGCCATGTCAGGCCGCTCACGGTCGACACGGGCGCGCCGTTGTAGGTCGCGCCGCAGTCCACGAAGAACGCGGCCGCCTGCGTGTCGCCGGGCTCCCACGTTTTCGTCATGTACTCGACGTGGCGCACGGTCTGCCCGCCGATCGTGCGGCGCACCTGCACCCACAGTTCGTCGCGCGTGCCATCGCTCGACGGGATGCACGCAACGGATTCCACCACAGCGTTCGTGCCGCCGAGCTGGTGTCGGTGCCACGCCACCACTTCCTGGTCGCGGTCGTACGTGAAGCCGAGCAGCACGCCGTCGCCGCGCACGGCCCACACCACGCTGTTCAGTTCCTTCTGGAACGCCAGTTCGGTGATGCCGCCGCGCGTGATGTGGTCGGCCAGCGCGGTCATGTCCGGCGCCTTGTAGCCGTCCACGTCGATGACGAACGCCATTTCGCGCAGCTTGCGGCCCGCGCGCTGGACAAACAGCGCGGCGCGGCCAGCGTTCACCGGCGCGATGTTCGCCGAGCCGTAGCGGCTGGTCTGCTTCGCGGTCACGTTCAGCGCCGACATCGCGTCGTTCTGCGACGCCGGGCGAATCGACCATTCGCCGCCGGCCGTGCCGACCAGCAGCCCCTTGTCGTCGCCCGCCATCCAGCGCACGGTCTGCACGTCGCGCGAATTCAGCGTGATGGAAAAGCCTTCGGCCGCGCTCGTCACGCCGACGTCGTTGGTGGGGCTGAACGTCTCGTAGTTGGCCACGCCCGAGAAGTCGACTCGCTGCGGGTACTGCGGGCAGCCGGCGAACACCAGGCGGTCGTCGTAGAACGTCGAGCAGGCGGGGTATCCGTTCTGCGTGCCGAAGAGTCCCATGCGCCAGTCCAACGTCGCCGCCGTGTTGTTGAACACGGTTTGCACGCTGACGGTCACGTGGGTGCTGTCGGTGTAGCCGGTGATGATCGCCCAACCCCAACGCTCGCCGCTGTCGGTGATGTAGCGCCACACGGCCGTGCCGTCGGCAATCGCGGTGCCGTAGCCCGCCGGCGCCGTGGTCGCGCCGGTGCCAGCCGTGGTGCATGTGTAAATCTTGCCGCTGTCGCTTTTCACGACGGCGCCGACCGGCCAGGTGGTGCTCGCCGTCCAGTCCTTCGGGAAATACCCAAGGCGGATATGGCGGCCGACGTCAGTGGACACGAACGTTGCCGCGCTCGCGGTGAGCGTGACGGACGCGCCGGTCATGGCCGAAGGCTGCATCGTGACGGTGGACGTGTTGATGGCCAGGTACGGGCCGTCCTTGAACGCCAGATCCGTCAGCGTCCAGTTCGTCACGCCCAGACGCGACAGCTTCTTCACCGGGTACGATGGGTGCGTGATGTACAGCACGTCCGCCGACTGCGTGAAGCGCAGCAGCGGCAGGTCCGTTTCAGTGTATGGCGTCACCACTTCGTACGGCGAACCGCTCAACAGCAGCTGGCCTTCGTTCGTGAAAAAACGCACGTACGTGTGGCCAAATTCGAGGATGTACGCCTGCGTGGTGGAGAACTCGAACGCCACCAGTCGCGACTTCTTTGTCCCGCTGTTCTTCGTTGTGGCGACGAAGTAGGTGCCGGGTCGGCGCGTCAACGGGCCCTGAATCAGCGGCAGGTAGTTCAGGCAGGACACCAGCCCCGACTTGTACTTCGAAATGTCGGAGCGGCCCTGGTGGATCAACGGCGACAGTTCGCCGGCGTTGAAGGCGTTCTGGATCGGCGAGACGCGCGGCATGTCAGTACCTCGCCGTGATCCAGTCGTCGTCCGGCAGGTCCGCCGAAATCGACTCGAACGCGTTCGTGCGGCGCGCCTCGGCCAGCTTGTCCTTCAGCTCCTGTTCGATCAGCTGCAGTTTCTGGTTGGACTGCGTGATGGCCTCGCACACTTCAGCGGCCAGCGCGCACGCCAGCACTTCCCGAAACAGCGGGTCCATCAGGTTCGGGTCCGTGATCTGGCGCACGTAGCGGATGTTCAGCGGCGTGGCGTCGTTGGTGAGGATGTTGCGGCCTTCGATCTGCCAATCGTTCTGGTCCTTTGGCGGCAGCAGGCGCAGGAAGTCGGTCGGCAGCGGGTATTGGTAGTCGTAGTCGAACGCCGGCGTGTCGGTCGACGCCGACAGCTGCGCGCGGCCGATCGCGAAATTCCATGCGTGCTTACGCAGCAGCGCGTCGCGCACGGGCTCATAAGCCACGCTGCACTCGCGCGCGGCGCGGCTGTCGTCCGACAGGTCCGTGATCCTGACGGCGCCCAGGCGCTGGAGCGCGCGATTGCAGATGCCGACGACGCTGGCCATGCGTTAGACCGGCGGGAAGGTGTTGCGCAGCACGATGTTTTCCAGCACCTCGCCAAGCACGAAGGCTTCGTTGCGGATGGTGATGTTCGTGCAGTTGATGCGCAGTTCGAAGTCGGTGCTGTTCGTGCTCGTGCTGCCCACCACGTCCTTCAGCGCCTGGCCGACGTTCAGGCCCAGGTAGTAGCTGCCGCTCGCGGCCAGCGGCCACGGCTGCTGTAGCAGGGCTTCTTGCAGGAACTCGATTGCCATTTCCACCTGCTGCTTGCCGATGCCGGTGGTCGTGCCATTCACGAACAGCTCGACGTCGGTGCTTGCAGTAGACGTGCCGACCGCGGCCTGGAATTCACTCTGGCCCTGGTTCACACCGTAGAAGTAATTCGCCATGCGTGGCCCCTATGAGAAGGCCGGGGGCCGAAGCCCCCAGCCGCGCCGATTAGTTCGGCAGGTTCACGTACAGGTCGATGACCAGCGTGCCCGACGCGGGCAGCGCCGCGGTGCCGATGGTGGCGATGACGCGCGTGGTAGCCGCCAGCGGCGCCGCAGCGGTGGCGGACGCCGAACCGGCCAGCGCCGGCACGTCGGCCGTCGTGTACGTCTTGGCCGGCCCGAATGCGGTGGCGCTCGCAGCAGTGCCGAGCGACAGGGTGGCGGTGCCCAGCGTCACGCTGGTCGTCACCATCGCGAAGTCGAACAGCACGCCGGCCGGCAGGTCTGCCAGCACGATCGTGTCGCCGCTGGCCTGCGATGCCAGGGTGATCGAAGCGCGGAAGCGCTTCGTGCGCGCGCCGTAGCCCGTGATGGCGCTCGGCTTGACGACCGGGACGGAATCGATGCCGGCGGTTTCGATGGAATAGGTCTGTGCCATGGTCTGGTCCCTTTAATTATTTCACGGCGATGTAGCCGGTGCGCTTTTCTTCCAGGCGGGTGCCGCCGAAAGTGCCGGTGACGTAGACCTGGTAGGAGTTGCGCTTGTCCGGGCGCTTGTCGATCGACGTGCTGATGTCGTTCCACATGCCCAGCGCCACGCCCGACTTGCACCAGAACGGCAGGTAACGGCTGTCGCCGCCGGTGACGGTCGGCAGGCCCGACACGGCCGAAATGCCGCCCGGCACGCGCTCGCTGTGGATGAACTGGAAGCCCATGAACTGCGTGATGCGACCGTCGACCAGCACCGGCTTGGTGTTGTAGTCGAGCGAAATCGCCTGCGCTTCGTTCAGCAGCGAGTCGTGGTCGTCGGCGGTGATCGCCAGGTAGATCGGCTCGTTGTCGAGATCGATTTCGGCGCGCATCAGCAGCTTCTTCGCGGCACGCAGTTTCGCGATGTTCAGGCCGGAAGCAGTGGCGCCCGAGCCGGTGGTGGATGCGACCACCTGCGAGCCCGAGTTGTACGCCGACAGCAGGCCGGTCGCGGTCGAGCCAGTCTCACCGGTGTTGTTCGAGTTGAAGATGCCGAGCAGAATTTCGTCGTCGATGGCGCGGTTCATCGCCATGGCGCCGGCCATCGCATAAGGCGACGTCGGGTCGATCAGCAGGCGCAGCTTGTCCTGGTTGTCGATCAGGTCGGCCCAGTCGTAGTCGTTCGGGTAGACCCAGCGGCGATCCTGCGGCACGCCGATCAGCGGGGTGTCGCTGTGGCGGCCCATGTTCTTCACCGGGGTGACGGAACCGAACTGGTCGACCAGCGTGGCGGCCTTCGCGCCGGTGATGGTCTGCACCTGCACGGCGTCGCGGAAGCGCGAAGTCTGCTGCTGGAGCAGCATCGCGACGTTCGTGCTGTACTGCTGCACAAACGACGTAGTAACAAAGTTGGACATTGAAGCCCCTCCTAAAGTTTAAACGAAGAATTGCTGCCGATGAGGCGGCCGCGTTCCTTGGCTTGTCCTCGTAGGAGGGGCCGAAATACTTCAGCGCTTCACAGCCGGACCTTTCGGTTTATCGGCTCGCGCCGTGAGCCCGCCGACTGCCGAAGCAGCCTGCGGACCTTCACTGATGTGATTGTACAACTGGGATGCGATTTCCACAACGGTGTCGACAGGACTTTCGACAGCGCGCGGCATGATCGTCACGGCCAGCTTCAAGCACTCCAGCCGGGCTTCGCGGTCGTCCATCATTCGGGGAACGCCCACTTGTTCAGCTGCGCCATGCGCGCCTTGGCTTCGGCATTGCCGGCCAGGTACTTCGACCGGAAATCCTTGTCGGTGGTGAGCGACTTGATTTCGGCCTGCGCCTGCGCCGGAGTCATCACGCCGAACTGCGTGGTGCGGTCGCCGCTGACGAAGTTGGCTTCGCCGATCTTGCCACCCAGGTTCGCCATGAACTTCATCACGCCGTCGAAACCCATCGCGTCTTGCAGCTTGTCGAGCGTGGCGGCATCGACGCCGGCCTGCTGCGCGAAGGCGCGCGCCTGCGTCAGTTTGGCGTCATAGGCCGCGCCCCACTCGGTGCGCAGCGCGTTCTGCTGCTCGACGTTCGCGGTGGTCTTCGCCTGCTGCTGGGCTTCCGTCATCGACGTGCCCTGGCTTTCGTACCACTTCGACAGTTCCTGCGCCTGCTTCGTATTCAGGCCCAGTTCGTGGAACTTCTCGGTTGCGGCGTTCAGGAACGACGGGTCGACGCCATGGGGTGCCTTCAGTTCGTAGCCCTTCGGGTCGGCCGGGCGCCCGAGCTTCGAGTAGAACGCGTCCAGGTCTTCCTTCGTGGACGTCTCGCTGGGCAGGCGCAGCACCTTATCGGGCGGCACGCCGATCAGCTTTTCCGCGCCCTGATAGGACTTGAGCAGGTCCGCCGGCGACTGCCAGCCCTTGTTCTGGATGTAGCCGGTGGTGAGTTCGTCGGCGTCCGGCAGCCATGCGATGGCGGGGGTGTTGGGTGCTGCGGCGGGGGCAGCTGCTGCGGGAGCGGCGGCCGGCGCTGCGCCGCCTTGTCCGTCGACGACGGGGGCGTTGTCACTCATGGGTAATCCTTAGTCTGCTGCGAGGGAGGGCTGGCCACGGCGCCGCAGCAACTCGTCCGTGTCCAGGTTCAGGTGTTCCATGATGCGCAGGTACACTTCGCGCCGGCCTTCCATCAGCGCGTGCGCGCGGGGGTCGACGTGAAACGTGGACTGCTCGGCGCGGCAGAACAGCGCCAGGTCGGCCAGCACCATGTCGGCCACCGGCCCAGTGAACAGGCGCTTGTACGCGTCCTGTCGTTCGATCAGGTATTCGCGCTTATTGCTGGCCATTCGTGCCCGCCACTTTCATCATCGCGGCCGCGCCCGGCAGCGCCTGCGTGATCTGCGCCGCCTGCTTGTCCTGGTCGCGGCCCTGTCGCAGCTGCGCGATCTGGTCCATCGTGTTCAGGTAGCGGATCGGCATGCCGTTGATGTCGGCCACTTCCGGCACGATGACATCCCAGTTGAAGTTGTCGAGCACCGACGGGTCCTGCGTCTGCGCCGCGATGTTCACCGCGAATTCGACGGTGCGCATCGTGCCCGATGCTTCTTCTGCCCGTTGTGCTCGGCTCAGCGGGCTGTCGTACACGACGTCATAATCCGCGCCCATCGCGGTGCGCAGGATCGGCGGCATCTGCGGCAGCAGGCCGGCGCGCGCCAGGATGTCCAGTTCGCGGTGGATGAGCGGGCCCAGGCCCTCGGACTGCTGGCGGCCCATCGTCGGCGACAGCAGCGCGCCTTTCTCGCGCGCCCGTTCCAGCACTTCGGTGGCCGTCATCTGCGGCGTGTCGACCAGGATCTGGAATAGCGTGACCAGAAACGCGTCGTTGATCGACTGGCGTTTCTCGTCCGTCAGCTCTTTCGCGAAAGACAGATTGCCAGTCGGGAGAGCATGAACCAGAGGGCGACCATCGGCGGACACGCCGCCGTAATTGATGGCCCCAGGCTTGAGGCTGAAACTGTCAAGCACGCCGTCATCGTGAGCAAGCAGAACAGGGTCGACAACACGATGCCCTTGTTTGAGCGTCGTCTTGTTGATTTCATTCAGCACCTTGATGTCGGGCAGCGCGAGCATCGCGGGGCTGCGGCCGTAGATTTCGCCGGGCGCCACGACATAGCGCGAAATCGCGTACGGGAACGTGTGGTAGCCGCCTTCTTCCATGCGCTGCTTGCCCACCAGGCAGATGACGTAGGAGGCGAACGCCATGCCCTTCGCGTCCAGTCGGCCTTCTTCGATGTCCTCGCGCGGCATCACGCAGTGGATGAATTCGAACTCCTGGTCGGGGTTCTTCTCCAGCGCCTTCTGCAAGCCCTCGGCCAGCTTATCCTTGCCCCAGCGCTGCGCGGCCTGGCGCGCCGACATCTTGAATTTGCGCAGCGCCGTGTCGACGATGCCCTGGTGGTTCTCGGCGAAGTAAACTTCACCCAGGTGGATGGCCCGGTAGCGCGTGCCCACGGTCCTGCCGTGGCGGTCCTTCAGGTCGTCGATGAACAGGCAGCCCGTGCCGAAGGCGCCCAGGCCCATGTAGATTTCGTGCTGGTTCGACGCGAAGTTCGCCTGCGGCGCGTAGCGATACCGGAACAGAATGTCCGTCACATCCTCGAACCACTCACGCGCCTGGCGATTGCGGTTCAGCGTCTTGTCCATCGCGACCAGGCGGTGCCAGCGCTGGTTGCGCGGCGTAAGCATCGACTCCATCGCGGCCGCGAACTTCGTGCAGGCCATGCCCGCCGTCGCGTCGAACATTTCCTGCGTTTTCTTGACGCCGGGCGACGACGTGCCCACGAACGTGCGCGAGTAGTCGGGCAGCACCCGGGAAGCGATTTCTTCCCAGTGCATTTCCCAGTTGCCGCGGTTGGCCTTCAGGCGCGAGTAGCGCCCGATGATGGAGGTGGCCAGATCGTCGAATGCGTCCATGTGCCCGTCAGGTGTTGGTGATGACGGCGATCTTGTCGCCAGGGCGAACGCCGAAATATTCGGTGGTGTTGGCCGCCATGCGCTTGTTCGTCGCCGCGGCCGTCGGGTTCGTGCCGATCGCGATGGAGCAGATCGAATCGGTGTGCACGCGGATCAGCGTGGTGCCGGACTGGAAGGCGTTCGACTGCGCGCTGGTCCCGCCGATCGCCACCGTCTGTTCGGTGTTCGCGGGCTCCTGGGCCACGCCCTGGATGGTGTACCCCGCCGTGTCGCGGCCTTGGTTTGCGTATTCGCAGATGTAAAGGGTCGGCATCTATCAGCCTCCGAGAAGTGTTTGGCTCGCCGTCGTCGGCGTGGATGTGTCGCCCAGGCCGCTCGTCAGCACGGTGGACGCGCGCCCGCCGGCGGCGAGCTGCAAGCGGCGCTGGCGGTCAGCGTCGGCGGTTTGCTGCTGCACGGCGTAGTCGATCGCCGGGGTGGGCGGCGGTGGCGGCGGTGGCGGAAGATCGGGTTTGCTCAAAAGACCGGACATAAAATTAGCCCCCAAGTAGTGTTTTGGACGCGGACCCGGATGGGGCGTACAGGTCGGCGTATTGCTTCTGCGTCGCCGCGTAGCGCGCTTCGTAGCCCTTGGCCTTGTCGTACTGGTTGTCGATCGCGCTGTAGGCCAGGTTCGATGGGTTGCCACTTGCCCACGCGGGAAGGCCGACTGCCCGTGCAGCTGATGCGCTGATGGACGCCGCGGGGTCGTACAGGTTGCGCGACACGCCCATCGCCGCCATCGGGTTGATCGCCTTTGAGCTGAGAACGCCTGCCATAGCGGAAATCCGAACGTGATGTGATTACCGCAATGTACCACAGCCGCGCAGGCAATGCTACAATGCGGGCACTGGCTGTCCCACGGATTTACGTGGGTTCACGGGTTAAACCGCGGCCGGTGCCCCAGATCTACCCCAGCACTGAATAGTCCATCCCTTCCGCGACTCGGTTGCGCCGGCCGCCGCTGCGCGACGTCTTCGTGTCCGAGCGGCTGACGCGCACCGCGAACGTCAGCGCCAGGGCGTCGGCGTCGTCGGGGCTGTGGTAGCCGCGCGACTTCATCTTCTCCTTCGACTCCAGCATCAGCTTGTCGGACGTCGCCGACGCGAACCCGTATTCGGGCGCAGACAGATCATCGGCCAGTCGCCCGTCGTCTTCGATGCAGCCTTCGCCCAGCCAGTCGCGCATGCGCCCCCAGATTTCCGTGCGCTTGTTGCCGTAGCGGTCGTCGTCCGCCTTGGATCCGAACTGCACTTCCACCACGCGGTAGCCGCGGTCCTTCAGGATGTCGACCACGCCGCCGCCGACGCCACCGCCGTCGATCGCCACGCTGTCCGGCTTCGTGTCGTCGATCATCTCGGCGATGCGGTTCGCGCTGTACACCAGGTCCATGGACTTCCAGCGCACCGCCGGCCGCGATCGCGCGTCCCTGCCCTGGCGCCAGCGCACCACGCATTCGTCATCGCCGAAGCGCGCGATGTCGCAGCCCATCACCAGCGGCGCGCCGCGGTCCTCGGGCGGCAGTTCGCGCGTCGCAGCCAGGTCGACCACGTTGCGGCTGATGAACTGCTTGTCGCCCTGCTTCGGGAATTGGCCGTAGACCTCGACGCGCGCTTCGTCCGAGTCCACGCCGTACTGCGCGATGATCTTGTCATACACCGCCTTGTCGGTGCCTTCCACGGTTCGCGAGTCTATGTGCTCGCCTTCCCAGAAGTCGCGGTTGCGGTGGAAGCACTCGAAAAACGCGCCGGTGTTTCGGCGGCCGTTCGAGAAGGCGAACCAGAAGCGGTTCACGGTCGGCTCGGTGAAGAAGCCTTCGGACACGTCCCAGATCGCCTTCGGGATGCCCGACGCCTCATCGAACACCAGCATGATGCCGTTGAAGTTGTGAACGCCGGCGAACGCGTCGGGCGTCTCTTCCGACCACAGCTGGGCCTGGGCGTAGTAGTAGCCGCAGTCCACCTTCAGCTGCTTCTTCAGCAAGTCCTCGAACCAGGGCGCGGGCTTCAACGCCATCGCTTGCTTCTCGAACCAGTGGCTGTTGATGGCCATGGCGTGCCACTTGCCCACCTCTGCCCAGGTCCTCGACTTCAACTGCTGTTCGTTGTTGGCCGTGACGATCGTGGTGGACCCCAGCCGCGTCGACATCATCCACATCACCAGGAACGCCACCAGCGCCGACTTGCCGATGCCGCGGCCCGACACCGTGGCCCGGCGCAGCATCTGCTGTACGGCGCGCTGCGCGGCCGCCAGTTCGCCATCCTTCAGGTGCTTGGCGATGCGCTTCAGGTGGCGCGTCTGCCACTTCCTCGGCCCCGTCATGTGTTCCAGCGGCGTCCCTTTTTGGCCCCATGGGAACGCGAACATGACGAAGGCGTACGGGTCGTCCGCAATCTGGGGG